ACTTCAAGCACTTTATTTTCTTAGATTTTTTAAATTAAAAAATCTCTGGTAATGAGACCCATAACTCATCTACTAGTAAGGATTCTGTTATGGAAAGGTTTATAAAGGAATGTATTTACTGGAATCTACCTGTCCTAAAATCGTGTGTACATACACACGATATTCCCAAGAGGGGGAGTTTAAGAGGGGGGTTTATACCGAATAACTTTTTTTTTTATTCGTAAAGGTGTGTATTGTTAGTGTGTAGAATAGAAAAGTTTATATATTCGTGTGTATTGTGAATGTGTATGAAAACAAGAACTAACATCTCAATAGATCCTGAATTGTTGGTGAAAGCAAAGGAAAAAAATATAAATATTTCGTCAGTAGTTGAAGATGCACTTGTTGAAAGAATTGATTTAGTAAGTAGGCAGGTAAGCAACAACAAGGGATTATATCCATTTGAGTTATGTGAACGAGAGATACCTGACCATTTAAAAAAAATTTTATTTGGGTGTGCATCTATCAAAGCAAGAAGATGTCATGAGTGTGAGAGAGTGTGGTTTGTTAATGATGCAAAAGGTGAGTTTCAGATATGTAAAGAATGTTGGAGTAGGAAATGAGCGTTATAGAAGAAATCATATCGAAGCACAACTTGACAGCGCAAGACCTTAGAGATATGGTTAAAGCACTGCCGTTAGAAGCAGGGTGTTTTAATATTTGGGATTTGTTTGATATTTATGGAATACAACTTGACAGAGCCATGGAAAACGCTAGACAGCTGGCAATTGGAAGTACTGAATAGTGAAGGGAATATAGCTGTAAGAAAGGGCAGGCAGGTAGGAGCTAGTACAGTTATAAGCATAAAAGCAGGGGAAACAGCTGTAAAGAAGCCGAATCAAAAAATAATTATCATAGCAAAAGTAGAGCGTCAGGCGTTACTCCTGTTTGAAAAAGTCATAGCTTACATACACGCAAAGTATAAAGGAATGATTAAGAAAGGCAAGGATAAACCTACTAGGCATAAACTTACTCTGATTAACAATTCGTCAATCCTGTGCGTTCCTACGGGCGATTCGGGCTATGGTGTAAGAGGTCACACAGTAGATTTGCTTATTGCAGATGAAGCAGCGTTTATAACTGATGAAGTTTGGAATGCTGTTATTCCTATGTTAGCAGTGACTAAGGGGACTATGTGGCTTTTGAGTAGTCCTTTCGGTAAGCAGGGGTTCTTTTATAGGGCTTTTTCTGACAAAAGATTCAAGACATTTCATATTTCAAGCGAGGATTGTCCTAGAAAAGATGAGAAATTCCTGAAGCAAGAGCGTGAAAGAATGACTAAAGCTGAGTATGCGCAGGAGTATTTAGGAGAGTTTGTTGATGAATTGCACAGATTTTTCAGTGATGAGCTAATAAAAAGGGTGTGTGTTTTGGATAAACAGAAACTCGTGAGTCAGGTATTTCCTTATTTCTTAGGAGTAGATGTAGCACGAATGGGAAGTGATGAGAGTTCGTTTGAGGTGTTAGAGAGAGAGGGCGATACTCTAAAGCAAGTGGAGCATATAGTCACTACAAAGACACTTACAACAGATACAACAAGCATGATTCTAGAGTTAGATAGAAAGTATAACTTCAGGAGAATCTATATAGATGATGGGGGTCTAGGAGTAGCTGTGTTTGATAATTTGCTAGAGAATACACAGACAAGGCGCAAGGTTGTGCCAATAAATAACTCAAGGAGAAGCTTAGACAAAGATGACAAAGGAAAAAAGAAGCTGATGAAAGAAGATTTGTATAATAACTTATTGCGATTAATGGAGCAAAAGAAGATATTTTTGCTGAGAAATGGTGAAATTAAGCTAAGTTTGCGTTCAATTCAGTATGAATATTGCGAAAAAGGGCTAAGAATCTATGGAAATTACTCACATATTGTGGAAGGATTGATAAGAGCAGCATGGTCTGTCAAAGACAAACATTTAAATATATTTATAACTTCAGTTTAGAATGGGATTCGTTGAAGGATTTACAACTGCCTTGACATTATACAACACTATAATGATAACATGGCTTGTTATGAAAATGAAATAACATGGCAGATACAGGAATATTCTGCACAACAGCAGAGGTTCAATACAAAGCAGGAGCAAATGCAAGTGCAACTTCAAAGGCAGAAGCTTACACAAATAATTTTGTAACTCAGGCAGAAAGCGTAATTAATGCTTATACGAGATATAATTGGAGTGATGCTTATGCTGCTTTGAATGTTGATGTTAAGGGAATATTAAAAGAAGCAGCGTCTAATTTAGCTGCAATATATGTCATTAATTATGACATGAGTGGCTTTACTTCAAGAGAAGAAGCTGAAGACATGATTGTCATATTGAGTGATGGCTTTACAAGGTGTATAAAGATACTCAAAGATTTAAAGACACAGGATTTCGTTAATGGAGCATGACAATAAAATTTCCACAAAGATATAAGATTTTGAAGAGTTACGAGTATGTCGATTTAGTGGACAATACAGGTTACGTAACTTATTATTTGGGAATTTCAAACAGTTCATCGACTTTCTTTTTTACAACAGATAATACTGTTTATAGTACCAATACAGATTATTTGATAGCAGGGGATTTGAATATAACAACAACAGAAGCACAAGTAGGAAGCACTCAGAACTTAGATATAACATTTAACTCAGCTGTAAATATCAAAGGGACATTAGTAGTTTCAATAGCAGCAGCTTATTACCAAAATGGAGCAGCTGTTAGATTATGGAGAATGAAAGTAAGACCATACCATTATGATGGTTCAACAGAAACTTCTTTGGCGGCACAGGTTACTTTGCCTTATACAACAACAAGTGGAGCAGGTGACCAAAAGACAGTGGTTCATACATCAACGTTTTCAATAACACAAAAACATTTCAAAGCAGGAGAAAAATTAAGAATAAAGGTTGAGTTTTATGGATATGAAACAGCAGAGACAGCTGTTCTTAGTTGGGTATCTATGGGAGCAGACCCAAAAAACAGAACAACTAATTTGACTAAAGGAGCAACTTCAGGATTTGATGAAAGTGCATCTAACGAAATAACTCAATCATCAGTAAGGATACCATTTAAGTTAGAGGTTTAAAATGCCATACACAGATATAGGACAAGCTACAACAACAGACATGACGAGTAATGTTAGTGATTACTCTGTTCAATTTATGGATACTGATGCTTCAGATACAGGAGAATATCAATATTCATTTCAGGATTGGAGCAAATATCTAGGATACTATAAGCAGATTCCTGAGCTGAGAGCTGCGATTGATTGTATTGCTACATGGACAGTAGGAAAGGGTTTTGTTTCTGATGAGATTACAACTATGAATTTAATGGCGATTAATGGATTTGGCAAGGACACTTTTAATTCTATAATTGAAAATCTGATAAGAACATATTATATTAATGGTGATGCTTTCGCAGAAATAATAAGTGATGATGAGGGGAATCTTATCAACCTAAAACCTTTAGACCCGAGTTCTATTGTGATAATTGCAGAGAAAGGATTGATAAAAAGATATGAGCAGACAAGCAAGATAGAGGGAAGAGAAACAAAGAAGTTCGACCCATCAGATATATTGCATTTGTCAAGAAACAGAGTTGCTGATGAGGTACATGGTGTTTCTATGATACAGGCAGTAGAGCCAATAATATTAATGCGTAATGAAGCTATGTCAGATTTCCAAACTGTGATGCACAGGCACGTTAAACCTATGAGAGTGTGGCACGTTGATACTGATGACACAACAAAGATAAGCGAGTTTAAAACTTTAGTAGATGAAGCGACAAACAAGAGCGAGAATGTTATAATTCCCAAAGGAGCAGTAGAGCATGAGCTTGTAAGTGTTCCTACTAATTCAACACTATCGCCTTTATCATGGATTAGAGAACTTAATAATTACTTTTTCCAAGCTGCGAGAGTTCCCCAGATTATAGTAGGGAACTCTCAGGAGCTTACAGAAGCTAGTGCTAAAATATCTTATTTGGCATTTCAGCAGACAATAGAAGAGGAGCAGTTGTATATTGAAGAACAGGTATTGGCACAATTAAATATTTATTTAAATTTAGAATTTCCGGCATCATTAGAGAGAGAGTTGTTATCCGATAAACGCAAGGATATGGGCAGTATGCAAATTCAACCTAATGATGTCATGGCAGGAGTTGGTCAATGATGGAGCTTGATATAGTTACTTTAATTTCAAATGTTGGCTTTCCGATAGCAATAGCTTTGTATGTTTTAATCAGATTAGAAAATACTCTAAAAGAAAACACAAGAGTAATAAGGGAACTCTGTGTTAAATTGGATAGATAAAATGTGTAAAACAGCAAAAGCTAGAAAGGGCTTGAAAACTTCACAGCGAAGATATGGAAAAGCAGCAGGAGCTAGGAAGTTTTTTGGTTCAATAGCAAGAAGTAAGAAAAGATAATGACAATCAGCGAGAAGATGAAGAAGGAAGGTTGGCATGAAGTAGCTAGTGAAGACGAGAAAAGCTACACTACAACTGAAGGTAAAACTATTCCTAAATATACACCAACAAGTTCAAGTTCATCAGGCAGTAAGTCAAGTTCATCATCAAGTAAGAGCAGTTCTTATTCTGCGCCATCATCTAAACCAAGTTCAAAGGGTGGAATGGACACAGTTATAGATTTAAGGAATGCTCCTTATGGCGAAGAAAGAAGCCCTATATCATGGGAAGAGTATAATCAAAGGACAGCAACTTTGCCTGAACCAAAACCAAATTATTTTAGCTTAAAAGAATACAGGCAGAGGAATACAATAGGTGGAAAGATTGCTAAAGTAATGACATCACCTATGACCACAGCAGGTTTAGGATTGACATTAGCAGGATTATTGGCTACTCCAGCAGGAACAGCAGCAGCAAGTTCTTTAATAGGTGGTGGAATAGAAAGCACAGGATTAAGAGGGTTATTTGCTAGACAAGTGGCTCTCAATACAGCAAGAAAAGAATTTGCAACAGCAGGGGGAAAAGTAGGACTAGCTAACATACAAAATATTTTTAAATTAACAAACAGGCAAACAGCAGGATTAGCGAGAGAATTAGGACGCCAAAGGATAGCAGGAGTTGCAGGAGCAATCACAGGAAGATTTGGAACTAATCCTAAAACTATTGGCTTGACATCAAACTTATTAAGTAAATTTACAGGGAACGCAGCATTAGTATTATCAGCAATAGGAAGTTATCCCTTTGCAGGATTTATAAAAGAAGAAGCATTACAAACTCTGAGCATGGGTTTTCAAACAGCTTCAGAGAATAATGATATAGAAGGCATGGCAGTAGCATTAGAAGAACAAAGAGAATTATTAAAGGCAAGAGGTATAGTAGATTTTATACCATATGCTAATGTGGTAAAAGAACTCAACTCTTTCTTTAATGCTGCAGTTAAGAAAAATAAAATAGATGAGAAGATTTTTGAAAAGAAACTAACATCAATAAGCAAAGGTGGAACAGGGAATCAATATGCAGATTTTAGAAATGAAGGTGAGAGAATAAAAAAAGCTGATAGTGCTTTCTTTGCTGTATTAGATGCAAGAAAAAAAGGAACTAACATAAGCGAAGAGTTAGTAGAATTAGCAAAGGATAGTTCTTATTATGTAGGACAATTTTAATTTTATGGAAAATGAAAAACAAAACGAGGAACAGGAAGAAGAAGTCAAGGAAGTCAAGAAGGACGTTGTTAAAATTGGTAAGAAAGGTTCTGTGCTTGATGAAGCCAACGAGGTATATAAGAAGTTGGAAGAGCAAAACCAGAAGTTCCAAGAGTTACTCGAGAGGCAAGAAGAATTAATGGCAAGACAGATGCTAAGAGGCAGAAGTGATGCCACAGTAGAGGAAACTAAGAAGAAAGAAGAGTCAGCTCTCGACTACAAGAACAGAATAATGCGCGGAGAACTTTAATAGAAAGATTTAAATAGTTTATTATTATTAGTAATATATGGCAAACGAAGCAACATTAGTTTATGAAACTATGCCACCAATTCCATTCACTTGTGCAGATGGAGCAACAATAGAAAAAGGAACACTTCTAAAATTATCAGACCCTATGACAGTAGCAGCAACTTCAGCTGATAATGATATCTTTATGGGAGTAGCTGCAGAAGAAAAGATAGCTAGTGATGGTAAAACAAAAATTGCTGTTTATTTGCAGGGTGTATTCATAGTTAAAGATTCAGGAGCAGGGGTTACTGTAGGAACACAACTAACAATTAATGGAGCTAATACTGTTAAAACTTATACTACCTTAGATGATGAAAAAGGATATGCTTGTGGCAGAGCATTAGAAACTGCTGCAGCAGGTGATACCTTTTTAGCATGGATTAATGTATTTTAACATGGCAACTGAGGAAGAACTCAGGAGCGTGGAAGAAATAGAGGAAGAAATCGAAAGGTTAATGGAGAGAGAAGAAGAAAATGGCAGACGCATCAGGACAAGCAGACATCAGGGGAATAGACATAGATAAGTTAGCAAAGGGATTTGCTGACGAGGAACTAGTTTTAAAGAATTACTGCACAGTTTCAAAGACAAGCGCAAGAGAAATCAGATGGTATCAGAAAACAGCAGGGTTTCTAGATAACACAGACACAACAGGAATAACAGCGTCAGTAATTGCTAACACAGCTTACAGAGCTTTGCCAGTAGTAGTAGAGCAATCATGGACAAGGAATACTTCTTATGTAAGAAAATATTTTGTTGAGTCACCTTTAATATCTGAAGAGGATATTAAAG